GGCTCGTTTGGATTCTATCGTTATGGAATCCCCGACTGTTGGACTGGATTTTAATTATTATCTAACTGACGGCGGCAACGAGAGAAAAATGGGCTTTAATGTTCCCACTTCGACCGACGAAGCGTACGGCAGAGCAAATGAAGATCAAGCTTTCTGGACAGGGGATGGCTGCATATCTGGCTATTCAGCTCTTTCTGGCGTCCTCAACGATCCCCAAGGAAACAACTTCTTCATTACGGTTGTTCCGGACGGCAAGGACGTACAAGGTACAACAGCGTTGGCTGCAACTGGAACCGCTTATACCAAAAACGATGTGGTTGCTATTGGTAATGGCTTTGTGAGCGACTATACAGTTGAAGCTGCAGTAGGATCTATTCCTACAGCTTCTGTTACTGTCGAAGCTTTTAATATCAAAGTGGACGACCATCTTTCCGGCGCCCCCCTCTCAACTGGAGGGATATATTTAGATGAAGGCGTTCCCGGGGTAACCCTCGAAGGAAATAGCGGAAGCAACCGTTATGTCTTCCAAACCGGAATAGGCAACGCCGGTACTTGGAGCGACCAGAACACTAATGGAACATCCTTTAATACTACTGGTAGTTCTGATATTGCAGCTCTTCGTCCGGGAGATCTGACCTTATCAATGAGCGCCTCAGGATCATATTACGGTTTAGCTGATATGGCTGGCGATGGAGCGGCCCATATTCAAAGCTTCACCATTAACGTCCCATTGAGTCGTACAATCCTACAGCGGCTTGGAAGTACTTTTGGTTACGCTCGAGTAGTTGATCTTCCGGTTGATATCAGCTGCACGGTTTCTGCTGTGGTTTCTGAGCTTCAGAATAAGAACTTATTCGAAGAACTCTGTAACAGGCAAACACATGAATTCACCTTAACAATGAGAGACTCTTCCTGCACTACTGCGGGAGCGGACAAACTTATATATAAAGTGAAAAATGCTCGCTTAGACAGCGAAACGTTTACCAACGCTATTGGAGACAATGAATCCGTCGACATGACCTTCACCACGCAGATTGGTGGGGCAAACGACCAAAATAACGGCTTGTTCATGGAGGGTTCTTATCCTCGTTTTCGGACCTTGCCTTATTGGCCTATGGGTGCAGAAAAGGATAACGACCTTACTTACAAGGGTACTCCTAAATGGTTAGGTTAAGATAAATACCTATAACTAATCAAAAGCTGCCAAGGAAACTTGGCAGCTTTTTTATTTTAATATAGAAGAATAAGGATTATCCCCCAAAGGCGTTATACAGAGGGTAATTAACTTCCCCAGAGAGGGGGGGAGCGTCCGCTCCTGCCACTTGCACAGGTACCGCACCATATATGTTATATTTAGCTGTAAGGGCGTCTAGGCGCGTCTGAGCGTCATTAGTGAGGCCTCTGTAGGTCTTGGCTATCTCATTCTTATTGGTACGCGTAATGGTGGAGTCCCCGTCCCGCAAAGTAATAAAGTCTACGGCACTATCTATACCCTTTAAAACAGAGCGTGTTTTCTTTTTATAGTACTCTACCAAATAGAGCTGTTTGAAAATATCGGCTTCTTCGTATCTAAAGGCCCCTGTTCCCTGAAGGGCTGTGTCGCCATCAGTAGTTCCAGATCCTGAAAAAGACGTATATAGCTGAGTATTAAGCAGTCCTACGTTATTCTCCAACCACCCAGAAATCTGAGAGATAGACTGATATCCCGTATCACTATCAAACTCATCCCGATAGATACCTGTAGCAACCGTGCTAACAAAATAAGGTGTTTGCTTTTTGTCTGAATTCCAAGCCATGGTAAAGTAATTTACACTTAAAACCCTTGACCTAGAATCTTTTTGGCCTTTTCGTGGTCAGGATGCTTAGGATCACAAATAGAAGCTCCGTGGCGCATACTAATGGTTCTCTGCCCTCTGCACACACGCCTAAACTCCTTGCGCAGCTTTTCTTTTAGTTCTCTAGTATTGCCGCTAGCAAACAGTCTGACCTTGCCACAAAGATTCTGAAGGTCGGCAAGAGTCATTTCTTTGAGCTGATTCTCAAAAATATTGGGATCGTTGGTTCCAAAATGGTTTACCTCATGTACCCCCAAAACCTCCTCTAATTCTTCGATTTTAGAGAGGGTCTCGTCGTCCATTTTTCCGCTTGAATATTTCAGATCGCTGAGCTTGGCGCGAGACTTCTTAGTGGATGCCTTGGCCTTTTTAGCTGGCGCAGCTTTCTTGGAAGCTCTTTTCTTAGTGCTTTTTTTCTTTGTTGCCATATACAATAATAGTATACACAGGATTTTTTCAAAAAAAAACTCCACCCCAAAACGGGGTGGAGCTGAATTTGTTCGGAAAAACCCGATTATTACATAATCAAGCCAACCAAAGCCCGGTTGTCGAGAACCATACGACCCTCTTCGAGGGCACCATAGTAACCGATTCGTTGCTGCCTAATGGAGAACTGATCGTCCGCCACCAAGTTGAACTCCGAGCCAGTGTCCGAATCCACAGCAATGGCGCGCACCAGCGCATCACGACTACGATCCAAACCAACTAGGATTTCCTCGCTTGCCGCAGCAAAGGCGGTTGTGGCAGAAGTGCTGTTATGATTAAAATAAGTCTGACCGGAAGAAACCGTGCCAAACACATCATTGTACCTCTTACCAACACCAAGCTCAAGAACCTCTTGGATATTAATACCAAAGAACTCGGTAATACCACTGGATTTCCAGACCTCGTTGCGCACCGCGTCCGTTGCCGGAATACCATTCGAGTTTTCTGCAGCAGCAGCCTGCCCTAGAGCAGCCCGCGTGTTCATCGGCTGATAAGCAATGGCACGAATCTGTTCTACCACTTCCGGAGAAACGATAAGATCAGTAATTCCATGTCGAGCCCCCGTAGGAGTACCACCCGACCAAGAAGCGTTAACGCGTTTTGCTTTGGTGATAAGCTTATTAACATCATCCAAGACAAGCTGATTTGCAGCATTTGTACGGAAAACGTTCATATTGTTTCCGACCTCTTGGCTATTACCGTTCTTAGCTTCAGCAAGAGCTGTCATCAACAGGTTCGAGGAAGTCCTCTCCTGTTTCAGCAACACTTCCTGTGCTACACGAGTGAAGGTTTTACCAATCACATCCAACCGCGAACGAGAGGCATACTTCCTATCGAAAGCAACCGCACTATCCAAGGTGTAGGTTGTGAACTTAAGCTCCGAAGCAGTAGGTTGCACCATGTTGGTCGGAAGACCACCGGCGACTGACTGACTCCAAACCTGAATATAATCCTCATCAAAGATGTTGTAATACAAATCCAACGGGAGAGAAGGGTTGTCGTCAGCGTTATACTGAAGAGGAGTGAATAGATTGCTGATTGTCGGAGCGTTATTAATAACTTCCGAAACAACGGGGCCAATAAACTCGGCTAAGGCAACCTGTGCACTGTAAGCAGTGTCTCGATTCTTAGAGGCCATAGCCTTAATAAGCTCGAGTTGTTCTGGGGTTCTTTTTAATGTAATTTTCATTATATTATAATCCTTAGTTAGAGTTTGTGTTAGCCCATGAAGCGGACGCATCGATCATGACCATTGCGTAAGCTTGCGTGCCCGTACCAGCAAACTCATCAGATTGCCCGTTTTGTGACGTTCTGTTACCTGTGGCTAGCACATGGCCAACTGGCGTATGAGCGGAGAGAAGCTCCGGATCAACACCTGCCATTTTACCTGCCGTAGCACTCACACAAGCAACATAACCCGGCACCAATGCACTCCATGCATCCGCACTAAAGGTAAATACGCCGCGTGATGCGATCGGAACAGCCTGACCACTCAGTACAGCTTGGAGCTCGTCTGCTTTGATCGGGTTATAGATGAGTTTTTCACCGTTCTCGTCGTCCTTAATCGTCTGATTAAGAGTGACGCCAATAATAGGTACACCGGTTGTTGCAGCGATGCACCGGAGGGGAACTTGAGGGTATTTGTCGGCACCCAAGAATGGATAGTCCGTTTTACCAAGATAACTCGAAGAAGATGCGAATTCAACCACGTCTTTCTTCAGGTTACCGCTCAGCACCTTCACAAGCACACCAGCACTACCGTCACCATTAGTTGATGGATTATCATCAACTATCTGATTGGCAAACAAATTGACCACGTCGTGATCACTGTATTGCCTGAATGGATATAGTCTTAATGCCATAATATTTTAGTATGTTACTGAAACTGTGTCAGGATTAAAAGCCTTCATGAACTTGTCACGAAGAGACTCTTCCTGCGAAGAGGCTTCGTTATTATTCACAATTGCAGGCTCCTCCGAAACCTCGACATTTTCGACGAGATCTTCGACTGTGGCCTCTTCTGTGGTAGAAGCTTTGGATTCATCAATAGTAGCCAAACGCTTTTGAAGCTCTTCCTCTACTTTTGATTGAAAAGCAGCTTCCTGCTCTTCTTTATAAGCTTTACCTTTATGCTTAAGTATAACCTCAAGCTTCTGTTGATATGTTTCAAAAGCAGCTTCAGAAGACTCAAGCGCAGCCACTTCCTTGGCTAGAACAGCGCGATCGCTGTCTTCCAAGTCGTACTGGGAATCGATGTTTTCCATTCTGCTATTGAACAACTCCTCTGCTTTCGCAGTGGCGATAGTGCCCTCAAGGGAAGAAATCTTCTCTTGAGCCTCTTCGAGTTGCTTTTTAAAATCCTCGATATTAGCTTTGGCCTCTTCAGCCCGGGTAATCGCATCTGCCTTCTCTGTTTCGGCAGCTTCTTTCTGTAGCTTCCACTCAGCATCCTTCTCACGAATTTTGTCCATGATAACGGTTGCCATGCTGGCGACAGACTCTTGCGAAAACTCGGACTTTTTGCCTAACTTAGAATCGAGCATCTTTTCGAACTCTGCAGTTAATTCTTTAGTGTCCATAGTTTTAAAACTGTTATGATTTTTTACATTAAATTCCTCGTTTTGGGAAATTTTTAAAATATTTTTTTGAATTTGTTCTAAGGTTGGCATGCCCTCCTGATCTACTATCGCAGCAGGAGCGTCATCCTCCGCCTCCAACTTAAGATCAGCATTTTCATGGGTAGTAACCCCTTTTACATCCGCAGCTGGCTTTGTTGTAAAACCGATTCCCAAAGGAAAAACCTCTCCAGCCACTAAACGATACACAGGGGTTCCATCTTCCAATGCTCCGTTTCCGTCGTTTGCTTTAAGGTATTTTTCGAATTCTTTGATCTGCTGAGGGTCACTAATAACCTCGGCTTCACTGAGATTTTGGGAACCTACTGCAATATTGTACTCATTAAAACCCAGCTCCCAGCTTGCGGAAATTTTATTATAATCAAAATCTTCTGGATCACTCGCTTTCAACAAAAGCTCTGCAAACTCCGGATTTACAGTTTTATAAATCACAGCAGCAAGCGATATGTAAAAAGGATCTTCCTTCTTCTCTAGTTTGGCCGTGTTTAGAATTTTTTCATTCTCCATGTCTGTAAAAGCGGCATTCACAATGTGACCCACAACTTTTTCCTTTTTATGCTCTATGTTAGTGGGTTTATGAACAAAATAATCAATAAGGTCTTTAGCTGTGGTAGAACTGATTCCGTCCCCATTCCTGTTAAAACGATTTACAATAGCTGCGTTAAAAGCCGCTCCCACTAAATCAATATTACGATCTAAATCAATACCCTTGGGTATTAAGGGCTTCAGATTATCCAACGAAGCAACGCTAATATTTAATTCATTCTCTAAGTCGTCAGTAGCAAAAACTTCAAAATCAAATTGTGTTTTGAACTTATAAGGCACACTCATACTACTTATGTTACACTTTTTTAATCTTTTGGTGAATTTTTTGTACTATGATATAAAATTGCCGAAGAGTACTCGTCTAAAGCATGCTCTACGCTAATATTCATCACAGACTCTAAAGTCTTTAACCCTAGTAGGTTTTTATTATCTTTAAGGCAGCTAATTGCTGTTTTTCTCCAGTCAGGCTGATCACACGAAGAAACAACTACTTCACAAACCTTTTCTAAAACTTGTTTTTGGTTAGCATTCAAACGCTTTTTCTTAAAAACCTTTTTAGCTTCTGTTGTCACTTCGCTATAAAACTTGTTGGTCGCATCAATAACTTCTTTTATTGCGTTCACAGCGTAAGTAGCCTTATGGTTCTGAGTTTTGGAGCCAAGCGGCCTTCCCGGCGACTGTGGGGTCTTCTTGTTTTGCTTATCCAACATTTTAATGCTGTCCGGATGCTTAATCTCTTCTAGCTCCATCTCTTCGGATTCTTCGAAAACAGGCACCCCTCCTACCAAAGGATTATACCACCCCTTTTTTCTATCATCCAAAAACTTCTCCTGCGCTTTTTCCAATTCTCTTTCAGAAGGAAATACGCCTGTATCAATAACCTTCATGCCTTCCTCTGGAGGTAAAATACCAAGCTCCATCATACGAGTAATCACGCGCTGAACTTGGTTCTCGTCCTTCATGTCGATATCCTGAAAACGCGCACGAGGAGAACCTCTAAATCCAAGATTCTTGCATATTTGATCAATTTCAGGCTGCAAAAACTCATTTAAAAACGCTTCTCGCGACTCTCGCAATCTCTGAAGAAAGAGTTGAGCCTTGATGGTCGCGTTGGCGAACTTTTCCTCTGCTAAAATTACATTTTGAAGCCCTTCCTTAATATCTTGATTAACAACATCATATTTAGAAGGACCAATAACTTTTTGTAAATCAGGAATAATAAAATCGGCTTTGGTGGTATAATCACTCACCAGTACACGACCCACACTCTGATTGGTAAATAGATTTTGCATGGCTGTCATATTGCGAGGATTAATACCTCCCTTATCGGGAGTAGCACCCATGGTAATCATTAAAACCACATTTTCGACCGTCCTACAAATAGCTTGGTCGATTTTTTTCATTTCCAATTTGAAGTTTATATCATCTAAAACCGCAAAACCAAAAGGCACCGCAAAAGGCTCGTAATCCTGCTTCTTATAAAAAGCATATCTTAGTTTTGCTGGATCCAAAGGAACCGTTACTCCGCTTGGCGTCCATGAGTTTTCACGGATGCGCTTCTTGACTTTAGGTGGCAAAGCATCAAATAATTCCTTGTCCTCTTCGTTTTTAGGATCCTTTAGCCTTTCGATTTCATACTCACTCAAAAGCTTGGAAAAAAATCTAACTTGAAACGCGGTGGTACGCTGAGCTACAACATCAAAAGGATTAAGCAAAATATATTTAATAGGAATTTTATTTGTTTGAGCTACAAGGCCCAAATTTCTAATCTTCGCAAACTCATCTGCCTTAAATTTCCCATCCACAGTAAAAAGAAAAATATTTCCACTACGATAATATTCTCTAAAAAATTGATCCTTAAGGCCCCAAATCCCAATTCTCTTAAACCATGAGTTAATAAAGCGCCTTGACTTCTCTGTGCCTCCTTCTAGATAAAGAGCAGAATTGGCAAAATCAGCCATCATATCAATAGAGTTTCGAAAAATGGCCACGTTGCAATAAGCTTTTTGACACAGTTCTATGGCTTCGCGAACATTAACCCCGTCTAACGCATACTGAAAAGGTAGTAGTCCCCCTCGTATATTGTTATACCCATAAAGTTTTGGCTGAATAGCGATGCTGTTGCGCCTATTGTCCGTCGTTCCTCCGGTTCCCCCTCCTCTACTATAAGCTTCGGCAGTATAATCATAAAACGAATCCCCAACAAGCTTGGGTTCAAAATTGTCTGATTGCCCCGCCAAGCTTTCATAAGGATTGTTAGGATACTGGAAATTCTTCTCAAATTTTTTCCAATAGTCTGAACGCTTTGTATATTTTCTTCTTGCCATGTTAAATTTTACACTGATTAAATTAAAAGTGACTTTGAAAAGTCATAAAGTTAGTTTACGAACATTGGTTCGAACGTTTCTATTATATTGGATTTAGGCTGTTTTTTCGAGTCAAAATAGATTTTTGTCATCCAGTTGGCAAGCACTAAAGCAGAATAAGAGTCTTTTCTTGCTTTATCGGGCCCAGTTTGCCGCCGAAGATTAGAAGGCAGATCAAAAGTCTGGGTGCCTTGGGCTGTTGTAGTAATCTGAATGAGAGCGCATTCGTTTTTTGTCAAATTCATCATATCTGCCTGATGCTCAATAAAATCAATTTGCTTTGCTCCAGAGCTTTGCCTTTCCGCATCTTTGGTGCGTAAAAAGGTAATCTCTTCGATAGGGATATTCTTATTTTTTTGAGACACGTACTGATCGTCGATAGCTTGGCTAGCAAACATGATTCGGCGATGATCAAAATTAGCCTGAAGTAACTCGTTGGCCTGACGTATCCAGCTACTTGTTGGTTTTCGCAGTATTACATGCTTGTAATCATTCTTATTATATTCGTTTTTAAAAGAACGCAAATTAGCTTGGTATTCTTCAGGCTTATCAAAAGGCACCTCAATCTGCTGCAATTTTATTTTCTTTTGTTTAAATAATTCGCTTTCATTGCATGCCTGTAAAAACTGTACCCCTCCATTATAATCCCCACACACAGCAATGATATTAAAGTTTTCTAGGCAATAAAGAAAATAGCGGATATGGTGCTTTAAAGAAGTACCCGCCAAAGCATAGCCGTGCACCAGCGTCGCCTTTTGCTCCTGCTCGTTTAACTTAAGAATTTGAATGGCAAAATCATCAGAACTCTCGGTTTGCGACCACGAGGGATCAAAAGCTAAAATGTAATCTGCGTCTGCGTCTCCTTGAACCTCGACGGATGGGGATTCACCATCCGGCACCGTACACAAAGCCATTTTGCTTGTCTTAAAATACCCCGCACTATCATCAGTAAAAACCGCTCCAAACTCTCTCTCGAACTGAGAAGCACTCATGGTAGTTTTGGCTTGGTTAATAAGGTTTTGATCATATAGCTGCTCCGGGGCACAGTCATAAGAAAAATGCATAATACATCTAGATGCTTTGTCTTTCTGTTCCTCTCTAGTAATATTAAACTCAA